GGATGCTTGGGAAAAGAGGCAAATCCTTAGGAAAGGAAGCCGACAAGAAGATTGAATGCCTGTGGATGAACTACAACCCCCAACTGACGCTTTTTTGATTATGGAATTCATCAACATCCCAACAGCCTTGTTTTCCAGCCCCGAATATATCGGGGCGGAACCCATACAGCGCGCCACCTGGATCTCTCTGCTGGCCTGGTGCTGCGAACAGGAAAACGGCGGCATCATTGAGGGCTGCCGCTCCTGGGGCATGCGCCGCTGGATGCAGACCTGCGGCGTGACGGATCAGGAAATCAGCGTGGAAAACGAACTCTACCACTTTGACGGCGACAATCTCATCGTATTCGGATATCCGCATGAAATTCAGGAAACCCTGAAAACCAAAAGGAAAACCGCTCGTGAAAATGGAAAATTAGGAGGCCGCCCCAAGAAAACCCATGTTGAAACCCACACAGGAACCGACGTGGAAACCGAAGAAAAACCTACGTCGGTTATTTCAGAAACCAACGTAGGAACCGAAATAGGAACCAACGTAGCCCCCTATGTTGAAACCTATCCGAAAACCGTAAGGGAAGGGAAGGAAGGGAAGGAAGGAATTCACCCCCTTACCCCCTCTCCGTGCACCGTGGAAGAAGTCGAAGACCATCTTCGGGCCGCGGCCTTTGCGGGGCGTGTGCGTTTAACCCCCGACCAGATACCGGACTGCGCCACAGCCTACTGGGGAAGCCGGGATGCCGTCAACTGGACCCGCAACGGCATCCCCGTGACCAAATGGCAATCCGACGCCATCAGCTTCGCCACCTCCTACGCCGTCAACCATCCGCCACCCCCTGGGAACGGAGACAAAGACCCTTACAGCAACCTTGAAGAACTTTAACAATCAACAATTTCAAAAAAACATGATCGACTCTCAGACACTCATCGACGCCGAAAAACTGGTGCTCTCTCAGGCAATGGACGGCTCCCAGGCCTTTGCTGACCTCCGGGACAAGGGCATCAGCCGCCAGACATTCAGCCTCCCGGCGCACCAGCAAATCTGGACCGCCCTGGAAACCGTCGCCGGCACGGGAGGAACCGTGGACGCCCTCACCGTCATCGCCCGCCTTGAAGCCCAGGGCCAGCTTGACGCCGTGGGAGGACACGCCGGAGTCGTGGAAACGGCCACCTACGGAGCCCTTGCCCGGTACAAAACCGCCGCCGCCCTGGAAATGGTCACGGAAGCCGCCAAAAAGCATGCGTTGCTCGCGTTTGCCTCCCGGATGGCGGAAGCTGCCGGCGATCAGCTCAAAAGCGCGGAAGAAGCCCTTGATGAAGCCGAGCGCGGCATGTCCGCCCTGCGGGACCGGTGCGGCGTCCGCCAGACCGAAACCATCCGCGGAGCCGTGGGAACCATCATTGAAAACCTGCAATGGCGCATGAACAACCCCGGAGCCATCAAAGGAATCTCCTCCGGATACCGCCGCCTGGACCTGACCCTGGACGGCCTGCAGCCCGGCGCCATGATCGTGCTTGCCGCCCGGCCCGGAGTCGGGAAAACCGCCGCCCTGGTCAACATCCTCACCAACATCTGCCTCGGGGGAACCCCCGTGGGCATGTTCAGCCTGGAAATGCCGAAATCCCAGCTCCTGGAACGCATCCTCTACGGCATGGCCGGCATCAACTCCGACGACATCCGCCGCGGCAGGCCGATGACGGTCGGACAGCAGCAGCATTTCACGGCCGCCGTCAGAAAAATCACGGCCGCCCCGCTGCACATCGACGACGAAAGCTCCCTTACCATCGACAGCATCAGAGCCCGGGGCCGCCGGATGGTCCGGGAACACGGCGTCAAATGCATCGGCGTGGACTACCTGCAGCTGGTGCGCTCCACGACCCAGCAGGCCCGGGGAAGCCGTGAACGAGAAGTCTCGGAAATCTCCGCCGGCCTCAAATCCCTGGCCAAGGAACTCAATATTCCTGTCCTGGTGCTGGCCCAGCTCAACCGCGACGTGGAAAAAAGAGCCGGGAACGCCCAGGGCAAACCGGTCGTTTCCGACCTGCGCGACTCCGGATCCATTGAGCAGGACGCCGACCAGATCATCATGATCCACCGCCCCTACATGTACAAGCCCGACAAGCACGACCCCACAGAAGCGCAGTGGATCATTGGCAAAAACCGCTTCGGACGGCTGGGACACATCCCGTTCCGCTGGACGGCAGAACTCACAAAATACGAAGAAGAGCCCAATTACCCTGCCAATAAATCATGAAAAAACTAGACATCCAAACCAACCCCTCAGGTGCCCATAAGTTGAGAATTTCCCTCAACCTGGGGAAAAAATACAAACGCAAGAGAATGAGCATTGGGCTCGGAACTCATGACTACATGGAGGCCCAGGCTCGCGGACTGCTCCTCCTCAACTTTGCCAAGCGCCTCGGCCTTTATGACCGGGAAGTACCTGAAGAACCCGAAAAGCAAGGGCCAGAGATAGTAAATGACCTTCCTTTATTTGATGATAAAAATATTCATAAGTCATAGGTAAATAATTGATATGATGAATTAACTAACAAATAAAAAATCAATGAGTAACAGGAAAAAGGAATCAGCGGTGCGTACCGTTTTATCGGGAGTGCCCGTTTACTGCCGCTTTGACGAGGTTCGCAAGGTCGCCGATCTTGTAGAAAATCCGGACAATCCCAATCGTCATCCGCAGTCCCAAATTGAGCGATTGGCGGAGGTCATCAAATTGGCAGGCTGGCGTGCTCCGATCACCGTATCGGACTTGTCCGGAATGATTGTCAAAGGTCATGGCCGGTTGGCGGCGGCCAAGCTGGCGGGATTGGAAGAGGTTCCTATAGAGATACAGCACTACGATACACTGGAACATGAACGTGCGGACATGATCGCCGACAATCATCTGGCAGAGCTGGCTGATCTGGATGGCGAGGCATTATCCGGTCTCCTGTCGGACCTTCAGGAAGCGGGCAGTCTGGATATGACCGGTTTCACGTCTTTGGATCTGGAAGAACTATTGAAAGAAAGCGCTGGGGAAGATGACGGAACTCCCGAGCTGGGAGATACGACGGGCATCGTTCCTGAAAACCAGTATGGCGTCATTGTCATGTGCGCGTCGGAAAAAGAACAGGAAGAAGCCTACACGAAACTCATACAAATGGGTTATAACTGCAGGGTTGTGGCTGTATGAACATTCAGGTACACAACAAGGTTTCCGATTTCTCCACCTACCGGGCAGCGCGGGTGAAAAGCCTTTTCAATGCTGAAAACGGTTGCAATTTTGATCTGGAAATTGAGGTTGACCTTTCCGGCGACTGGCAAATCGGCGTGGTTGTCGGTCCATCTGGCTCAGGCAAAACTTCGATCGGGAAAATTATCTTCGGGGAGAACCTCATCCATGACTACACGCAAGGGTGGGAACCTGACAAACCTATTGTCGACTGTATTGCTCCCGCAGGAGACTTCAACGAAGTAACGGGAAGTTTGGCTGGGGTGGGGTTGGGAGATGTTCCGTCTTGGCTACGGCCATTTCATGTCCTCTCCAACGGGGAGCAATTCCGGGCCGGATTAGCCCGGCTCCTCTGCGAAAAACCGAGAAAGGTTGTCGTCGACGAATTCACGTCGGTGGTCGACCGCCAGATTGCCCGCATTGGATCGCTCGCCTTTGCCAAAAGCTGGAGGAGGGGTAATCCAGGCGGGCAGGTCGTGCTGCTGACGCCTCATTACGACGTTCTCGACTGGATTCAGCCCGACTGGATTATTGACACGAAAACCGGCCATTTTGAAAGGGGGTGTCTTCGGCAACGCCCACCGATGGAACTCGAAATTCTCAAGACGGACAGCCGTTATTGGCGTTACTTTAAGCCGCATTACTATTTAAACCTGCCCATGCCTCCTGCCTCGGAATACTTTGTCGGAATAGTAGACGGAGAACTGGCGTGCCATTTGGCCGTTTCTCCCTTCTTCACCGCACCCGGTTATCGAGGAACACGCCTGGTCACAATGCCGGAATGGCAGGGGGCCGGGGTAGGGCTCCGTTTCCTCAACTGGTGTGCCCAATACCACCTTGAGGGACGCGGAAGGTGCGGGCGCAAGCTCCCCACTTATTTTCACACTTCCCACCCTCAACTGGTAGGTGCGTTGCGCCGATCCCCTCTATGGATCCAGGTTTCCGCACACCTCTATGGGGACAATAAAGTCAAGAGCACTTTATCCATCAGAAGAAACAAAAAGGCTTCCACCTTATCAGGGGTATCTACGGGTTACGGCGGCCATTTCCGCGCGGTCCAAGGTTTCAAATACATAGGAAAACAATCATGAACATTTTTATTTGCGGTCAAAAATCATTCGGGAAGGCGGTCTTTTCTGCTCTGCGAGAAGACGGCCATCACATCGTCGGTGTGGCGCCGGCGCCGCAGAAACAATACTACGACAAGCTTCACGGAATTGCTCTGCGTTACCATGTCCCCGTTGTTTGTGATGCTGGGAAACTCACCTCCGTCCACATTCCGGAACATACGGATTTGATTATTTCCGCGCACTCACATTGGTATATATCCGACAAGGCGCTTTCCAAGGCCCGGCTGGGGGGAATTGGCTTCCATCCGTCTCTGCTTCCCCGTCATCGGGGCCGGGATGCCGTGCGCTGGACGGTTGCCTGTGGGGATCCCGTTACAGGAGGCACCATTTATTGGCTGAATAACGTGGTTGACGGTGGCCCTGTCTTGCTGCAACGGACCCTTTTTGTCAATCGGACGTGGACTCATCATGAGCTATGGAATCGTCTTTTCCCTCTCGGAGTGCGGATGATGCGTGACGCCGTCCGCATGCTGAGTCACGGAGAGATCGTCCAAGAACCACAGGATGAGCAATTCGCCACATGGGAACCGCCTTTTGACCCGTCATCACGGTTATTCAGGCCGGAACTCTTTCAACTGCCTGCTCCATGATTAATAATAGAAATAGCAGCCGTTCCCCCGGTGGATTAGTAACTGCTGAAAAGCTTGCCCAATTGCTGGGCCTTTCCGTCAATAGGGTGAAAACTTTGCACGCGGAAGGAGCGTTTGTCTCCGCAGAATCCCAACATGAGGGCCGGAAATTCATATTGGGGGCATCTTTGATTTCCTATATAAAATATTTACAGGCACGCCAGGATGACGTGTCTCTCCGCCGTCAATATTTGGAAGCAAAAGCGCGTCGGGCTCTGGCTCGTGCGAAAATGGAAGAAGATCGCCTATCCCCTGACACATAATCTCCTGAAAAATGGTAAGCCCCGTTGACATATTCCGGCGCAAAAAAATAGATGCTCGCCCCATGTCCACACGCGAACGGGCCATGCTGCCCGCCGCGGAACGGGTGAATTCCATTTTTACGGCGGACGTTGAAAAAGCGCAGTTCCTGCAACGTCTCGCCAACATGCTTGACGACTTTTTATCCGGCAAAAAGCAGGAGATCATACTTCCGGACGGTACGTCAACAACGGTGGGCGTGATGCAGGGGAAGGCCGACTTCATAGCCAAGGCCCGCGCTTTTATGGCCGCAGAAGGAATGGCAGCGGATGCGGGAGACAACCGCATTACCAACATCGGCGCCCGTTCCCGCTTGTCTCTAATTTTTGATACGATGACCCGCTGCTGTTACGGGCAGGCCCGCTGGGAAAGCGGCATGACCCCGGAAATGCTCTACGCCTACCCGGCGTGGCGTTTCGTCCGGCATCCGGGTGCCAAGATGCCTCGGCCTTTGCATGTACTCAATGAAGGAGCCGTCCGGCTTAAGACGGACTTCCAATTTTGGGCCGTCGAGATGAATTCTCCGGCGATAGGCGGCTTCCTGCTGCCTTGGCCTTTGTACGGCTTCAACTCATGGATGGATATTGAAAGCGTATCTCGAGCCGAGTGTATCAGATCTGGCCTGATTGCCCCCGACTGGGTTCCCGGCCCGGTGGATATGTCCCGTTTCGGAGCAACGCTGCCGGAGCGTCTTATGAACCGGTCGGCCTCCGTCCAGAAAGTGAAAGACCCGGCTCTTGCCGCCCGGCTTCGGGAGAGCCTTAAAAAGCGCTTCGGATTGGATGCCTTGGACAGGGACGGACGGCTTGCCATCCCGGCCCATGACCTCGCCCGGCGCATAGAGAACCAGGACGGGAACGGATATATTCCTGACACTCCCCCCGTGCAGATGATGCTCAACATGGACATGGTGTCCAAAGTAGGGGACAAGATCAATCTCCCCAAGTCCGGCATCAGCCGTAAAGTCCGTACCGCCGTCAACCGTGCGGCCAGTTCCATCGATGCCGTACACACGGACGGCCCGCTTCCACAAGCCCATATTAGCCAGACTCCCGGAATGAAAGTCTTGGGGAGCTTCAACCCTTGGGAACCGAACGCCCCTATTGCCATTTCCAACGCCGGGGAATATCCGGATTTGACCACCTGCCACGAGATAGGCCATTATGTCGATCTGTGGGGGCTCGGCAAGGGACAGTGCCAGTACCGGCTTGGGATGATTCCCAGCGAGATGGAAAAAGAGAAGCGTTCAAAGTATGGCTCCGAGCACTCTCCGGAAATGGACGAACTCATGAATGTGATCATGGAGTCCCCCACGCTTTCCATCATCCGCAGTATTCCCGGCAGGTACTACCGCTACCTTGAGAGTCGCCGTGAGTGCTTCGCCCGCGCCTATGCTCAATTCATTGCTGTGGAATCCCGCGACAAAACCCTTATCAAGCAACTTAACCGCCAACGCCAAGAAAGGAACCTCAATCAATGGACGATCAAGGAATTCAGACCCATACGGAACGCTTTCAGAAACTTATTCAGGAAAAAAGGCTGGATGAAGTAACCGCAGAGCTCTTCACCCTCATTGACCGGGGGGAATTGACGTGGGACGACGTCTATCGCCATTTTCACTTTTTCCCGGGCCTCATGAATGACCCCAGCCTTGAGGACGTGTATTACTGCACCCATGCCCCGGAAGACGGGGAAGAACCCCACCACTTGGAATGAAGAAAAAATCCACCATTCCGCCGAAGAGAACAGGACGCCCGACCAAATATACGGACGCCCTGGCGGATGAAATATGCAGACGAATTGCCGAAGGGGAAATGTTGATGCAGATTGTACGGGACGAGCACATGCCGGAACGTAAGACAGTTTATAACTGGATGAATGAGCATGACGACTTTTTACACAACTACGCGCGCGCGTGCGAGATGTCGGCGGATGCCTTGGTGGAAAAGGGCCTGGAAATACTTGACGGAAGCAGCCCCGATTGTGCGCAGATGGACAAAAATAGAGCCGAATACCGTAAATGGCTGGCCGGGAAGAGAAATGCCCGTTACGGGGAACGGCAGGCAGTGGAACTCACCGGGGCCAATGGGGGGCCTGTGGAGATGATCACGGAATGCGACGAAGACAGAATAGCTTCCGTCATGGACAGAATTGAATCCATCCGCAGAAAGAGGGCGGAAGAAGAAAATGGCGGAACGGTGTGATGACATAGTATCCCGGTGCCGTTTACGGCTGGCTGAATTCGCCGTTGCCGTGCTGGGGCTGGACCCCTACGACTGGCAGATCAACACCTATGAGGACATTAACGATTACCGGCGCACGGCCGTTGTAGCGGCTAACGGTTCAGGCAAAACTGTTTCCCTGGTAGGTCCTGTTGTACTGTGGTGGCTGTATTGCTTTCCACGCGGACGTGTTGTTCTTACGTCCGGTTCCTGGCGGCAGTTAAAAACCCAGCTCTGGCCCGCAATCCGTGCTTACCAGTCTCATCCGGCATTCCGGGGTTGGAAATGGAACCAGATGGAAATTTTGACTCCGGAAGGAGGCTTTACCTCTATATTTTCTACCAATGATGAACAGAAGGCGGAAGGGTATCACGCGACGGCGGCAACGCCTGTCCTTTATATCGTGGATGAAGCGAAAGGCGTTCAGGACGGTATTTTTGAGGCGGCGGATCGATGCACCGTCACCCGGTATCTGTATCTTTCTTCCCCCGGTTCCGCTATGGGGAAGCATTACCGCTGCTTTCACGACGAGGCCAAAAACTGGAGGCGAACCAGGGTCACGTCATACATGTGTCCCCACATCCGTCTGGAAAAACGTGCGGAAGACCTGGAAACCTACGGAGAATCCCATCCCCTCTACCGTTCCATGCATCTTGCGGAATGGACGGAAGGGGAAGACATGCTTGTCATTACTCCGGAACAACTGCGGCATGCGATAGACCATCCTCCGGCGTTCAGACCGGGCGGACAATGGGCCGCTTTAGATTTTGCCGCCGGTCGAGATGAAAATTCCATTGCTGTACGAGAAGGAAATCTTGTCAGACTGGACCAGGCGTTTAGACAATCCAGCACGGTACAGGCCCGGCGCCGGATGGCAAACCGCCTCAAGGAACTCGGCATTAAGGCACATAATGCGTGGGGAGATTCGGACGGCCTGGGACTGCCTATCGTCCAGCAAATGGCCGAACCGGTTGAAAGCGGCGGGGACGGCTACCGTATCAAAGAGTTCCGAGGAGGATTGCCCGGGGAAGACCCGGAACATTATCTGAACACCATTTCCGAAGCGTGGATACTGGGAGCTCGCGACATCGTCAACGGAAAGATCCGCATTGATGAACTCGACCCGGTCACATTCCGTCAGATGACTACACGCCAGATGGAATGGGATCAGAAGGGCCGCCTCCGCGTCATGTCCAAAGAGGACATGCGGGGAAAGGGCTTGCATTCCCCGGACCGGGCCGATGTGATTTTCATGGCTATTTGGGCCGGCCGTTCCTCCCGTGGCATTTGGACGGAGGAAACGGATGTATACACGCCTCCGGACACGGAAGGATGGTATTATGACTCTTGGACAGAAGGTCCTGTTTCCTGCGAAATATGAGGGCCAGCCCCGGACGTTTACAGATTTAAGGATTGCCGCATCATATTTTCATGAGGCAAGCCGCCAACTACAACATACACGCCACGGAATCCCTGCCGCAGTCTCTTGCGCTGCATTTTATTTCTCCATCCGGTGAGGATATGGACATCAGCGGCATGACGCTACGCGGCGCGGTAGTACAGGATGGGGTGATCATGCTGGACTGTGCCGTTACGGGGGCGAGTACGGCATTGGTGACATGGCCGAGGCTGGCCGCCGGATGCGGCGCTTATGATATTTTTCTGACCGACGCATCGGGCAAAGAATACCCCTTGTTGAAGGGAGCCGTGCATGTCGTGTCTCGCGTTACGCCTCCGGATGGAACGGAAGATGCTGCGGCCGTAGCTGGTGCACTTGATGTCTCCATCCCCGAAACGGAAGACGGCTCCGTGACCATTGTGGAAAATCCGTCCATTGTGGTCGAGGAACTTGTACGACAGGCCGAAGCGGCCCGGGATGAAGCAAAGCAGCTTGTGGAAACGCTGGAAGGCCAGGTGAAAAGCGGGGAATTGGTCAATGAGGCTGTAGCAAATAAATTGCCGGCCGCGCTCAAGGATGCGGGAGTGGAATTGGAAGCCGCGACCGGGCAATCCACCTTGTCCAGCGGAGATGCCGCCGACACCTGGACCATCGTGGGCGGCTACGCGATGACGTGGGGAGACGAGATTCTGGCCGGGCATCTGCCCGACAGCTGCCGCCTGACGAGTATTTCAACCGTGTATTTCTTCACCGACCCTGCAACCAATCAGTATTGCCTGCGTGTCTGGCGGCTGACGGACGGAGTTTACAGCCTGATTGGCACATCCGCCTATGTGTCCAACCTGTCCAGCGGCCAGACGGCCACGTGGGTATTTACGCCGGGCGTTCCCTTGACGCGCGGGGATGTCATTATCATCCAGGTGTGTGAGGGGACGGAGATGACGCCCTATGCCCTGGGCATGCACGCCGTCCTGACACCTTCCGTCCCTGGGCGCGGCCTGGTGACGGAGGTGGCCAACCCGCCCGTCGTGAACGGCACGATGGCCCCGCTGATGACCGTGGTAGTGGACTATGACGACGGCATCACCCTGGGAGGGATGGAGCTGGCCACCGCTAGGCAACTGGATAGCCTGGGGCGGGATGTGCGCCAATCCTCCGCGACCGCCGAGGCTGCGGCGCGGACGGCTGGCCAGTCCGCCGCCACCGCGTCCACGGCTGCCGATAATGCCGCAACATCTGCCACCGCTGCGGCCAACTCCGCGACGGCTGCCCAGCAGGCCCTTGAGGCCATGCCGCAGGTGGACGCATCCGGCAACATGACGCTGGCCGGAGGTCTGACGGCGGCGGGAGCCGTCAACGCCAACGGAGGCATCAACATCCCGCTTGCCGTGGGGGCGGCAACGGATACGTCAGCGGTCAACCGCCTGT